TGTGCGATCTCCATGGCAGAACAGGTGTTGGAGGGACTGGAGAATACCTACCCTCGGACATCGACAGGCAAGTCGGGCTCGGAATGCTTGGACTGGCCAATTTCCTACGAAGGCACGACTTAACTTATAAAGAGTTTGGGTATGCATTAGAAGCAGTAAACACTCAGGAGCCTAAAGTTTCTTGGAATGGTTTAACTGAAGAAGCTATAGATATTGCATTTGCTTTTAGAGAAGCGATAGAAGGTGCAGCATATATAGCAAAACAAAATAAGATGGTACGTGCTTTTGCAATAGCACCTACAGCCTCATGTTCTTATAGAAGTGAGGATCAGGAAGGCTTTACAGCTACTCCAGAAATTGCACCACCTATCAGTAGAAAAATTGATAGAGACTCTGGTACCTTTGGTGTACAGAGTTATGATTATGGTAATGTAGAAATTGCCAGTGAAGTTGGTTGGGATAGCTACAAAAGAGTGGCTGATCAACTAATGATTATGTTAGAAAATACGGGACTTCTTCACGGCTATTCATTTAATAGCTGGAGCGATGTTGTTACTTACGACAGAAACTTTGTGGAAGAGTGGTTGTTATCACCCCAGACCTCCCTTTACTACTCCCTGCAAGTAATGGGCGACACTCAAGATAAGAGCGATGCGTATGCAGCATTAGATAAATCGGAAGTCGATGATTACTTACAGGATATTCTCGGAAACGAGCCAATAACCTGTGATTGTCAAGAATGAGAAAACATCCTTATACAAAATTAATGGACCGCAAACGAAAGTGGTCCCCTGTAAAACCAACAGCTGGAAAGCTTAAAGAAGGTGCAGAAGAAACCATCCTCCGTGCTCTCTCAATACGTCATATGGAGCTCCCTGTGGGAAGCTTCATTACTGAAGCATTGGAGAAGAGTATTCCCGATAATGCCAGGAAACTCCTTGAATCAAATGTTAAAGACGAGGAAAGGCATGACCTTGCGTTAGGTTATATAGCTGACGCACATAAAGTAAACGATAAAGATGAGAAGGAGGGGAAGTTACTAAGAGATGCCTGGATATCACATCCTGACCATACAATACTTAAAGCTCTCGTGGCTGAAAGAGCAATCTTCTTTGTTCTTCTCCCTTTCTTTAGGTTTAATGGCGATCCTGCTATTAGGACAGTGGCGGCAGATATCTCAAGAGACGAACAGATCCATGTCGGATGTAATACTCTTGTATGTCATGAGCTGGGTGTATCTCCTTCTCCTTCTTTGGATAAACTTAGGAAGGCCACTATTAACTGGGTAATGGAGCCACTAGGTATAAATACGACCGATAAATATTTGGACAAAAATTTTTGGCTGAATGCGAGCGATCGCTTAATGTATGAAGGGAAAGCCCCAGAGTTTTCCGAGACACAGAGAGCCCGTATGCCAGCTTTTTTCGAACACTCCAATGTCAATCTCCCTAAATACGCTTAAGCTTCACAACGAAAGAGTTGATGAACTGTTTAAGAAAGTAGAGGACAATTTCAAATGGAACCCTGTCCACCCAAAAGAACCGATCGAATCGATCATGTACCGTGCTGGTCAAGCTAGCGTGGTAGAATATATACGAAACCTATTAGAGGAAGAAAACTAATGTGTGTAGGCAATTTATTTGGAGGTGCACCAAAGGCACCAGCCCCTCCACCACGGATGCGACCAGCTCCTACTATTAAATCAGCTGCTCCTCCACCTGAAATGATAAGCCCTGAAAAAATCAAAGAGGAAGAAGGAGAAGAGAAACTTTCTACACGTAAGAAGAAAGCTCTTGAAATAGCTAAAGTAAAAGAGGGTACTAAAACATTTGGAGCTATTGATCCAAGTACTATGCCACAGTCACCACAAGGTGGTGTAACAGGACCGTAAGGAGGAAGACAAATGTGTTTAGGAGGCGGAGGTGGTCAACCTGACTACCAACCAAGATACTTGAATAGAGAAGACCCACCACCAGGTCCAGCATCTCCACCAGATATGGTGAATGAAAAAATAGTAGCAAGTACAGGTGACTTTAGTCAGAAACCTAAAGCTGAAAAGAAGACTACAAATAGATCAAGTTTAAATACTGGAATGTACTAATGAAAGCACGTGATAGATACACCCAACTAACAAGAGGTAGATCACAGTTCCTGGATACCGCTGTTGAGTGCTCTAGATTAACACTGCCTTATCTTATACAAGAAGATCTTAGTTCACGTCCAACCTTTCAAAAGCTTGCCACACCATGGCAAAGCGTAGGGTCAAAGTCAGTAGTCAATTTAGCAGCAAAGCTTATGCTTGCTCTACTGCCACCACAGACTAGCTTCTTTAAGTTACAAATCAGAGATGATAAACTTGGAGAAGAAATAGATCCAACAGTTAAAAGTGAATTAGATTTATCCTTTGCCAAAATGGAAAGGATGGTAATGGATTACATCAATGCCTCTAGTGATAGAGTTGTTGTCCATCAGGCACTCAAGCATTTGATTGTCTCTGGTAATGCATTGATATTTATGGGTAAAGATGGTCTCAAAAATTATCCTCTTAATCGTTACGTTGTTAATCGTGATGGTAATGGAAACATTTGTGAGATTGTAACAAAGGAACTAATAAGTCGAAGGATTCTGAGTGAAGATCTGCCAGAACTCCTACTCCCTCAACCAGCTGTTAACTCACCTGGAGATGATGGATATAAGACAGGATCTGATGACCAAGACGTTGAGGTATACACCTACGTCCGAAAGGATGAGTCAAGTGGTCGGTGGGTTTGGCATCAAGAAGCATTCGATAAGATACTTCCTGGTAGTCGCAGCACCGCACCCAAGAACACAAGTCCTTGGTTAGTGTTAAGATTTAATACTGTAGATGGAGAAGACTACGGACGTGGTAGAGTAGAGGAGTTCCTAGGTGACATACGTTCACTTGAAGGATTATCTCAAGCCCTTGTAGAGGGTTCTGCTGCAGCTGCTAAGGTAGTGTTCTTAGTATCTCCATCATCAACAACAAAGCCTAAGACTATAGCCGATGCTGGTAACGGTGCCATCGTTCAGGGTAGACCTGATGATGTTGGTGTTATACAGGTAGGTAAGACTGCTGATTTTCGAACAGCACAAGAACAGATGCAAGCGCTCGAACGTAGAATCAGTGAAGCATTTTTAGTTCTTCAAGTCAGGCAAAGTGAAAGAACTACTGCGGAAGAGGTACGCCTCACGCAGATGGAATTAGAACAACAGCTAGGTGGACTATTCAGTTTGCTCACAGTTGAGTTCTTAGTACCATACTTAAGTAGAACTTTACATATACTGCAACGAACTAATGTCATACCTAAGATCCCTAAAGATCTAGTAAGACCAGAGATAGTTGCAGGTGTTAATGCATTAGGTAGAGGACAAGATCAACAAAGTCTTGTACAATTTATAACTACCATTGCAAACACAATGGGACCAGAGATCATGGCTAAGTTCCTTGATCCTACAGAATACATCAAGAGACTGGCAGCAGCTCAAGGTATTGATACTTTGAACCTTGTTAAGTCACCTGAGACTATGGCTCAAGAACAGCAACAGCAACAACAGCAGATGCAACAGGCAGAAATGCTTAAACAAGCTGGACAGTTTGCCAATGCTCCAATGATGGACCCAAGTAAGAATCCTGCAATGGGTAGAACATTAAACGACGGATACGACCAATTATCTGGACAAAATACAGAACAGAATGACGACGAACAAGCCATCCCGCCCGACGAGGGTGAAGACGAAGAAGCCTTCCCTTCCGAAGGTTTCGAAACCTGAAGGTACTGATATTGCAAAGCCTACTCCTATAGCTGCAAAAGCTATGATAGGTGCTGACCCTGAGTTAGTAACAACAGTAGGCTTAGGTAATTTAAAAGTAACAACTGCACAAGGACTAAAGAATGACGGAAAAACTGACGTATGATCCCACCCCCGCTGACGCTCCTGAATTTACAGAAGATGAGCAGAACTCTTTGGAGGTGGCCGAGAAACTTGGACAAGAAGAAGCTAAACAATACGCTGGCAAGTTCGAGAACGCAGAGGAATTAGAGAATGCATACCTTGAACTTCAAAAGAAGTTAGGTTCTAAGGATGAAGACACTGAGGTAGACACACTAGAGGAGACTGACGAAGAAGTTAGTCCAGGTGTGTCTTTAATAACAGATGCTTCTAATGAATACTATTCTAATGAAGGTAAGTTATCACAAGAGACAATGGATAAGTTTGGTGAAATGAGTAGCCAAGATCTTGTGAATGCGTACATGGAAATCCAAGCTAACAATCCTAATCCACAACAGGAATCACCTGATCTTACTGATGCTGAAATGAACACTGTTTATAACTCAGCAGGTGGAGAGAAAGCATATGAAGCTATGTGTAATTGGGCAACTGATAATTTAGCTGAAAAAAAATTAGACGCTTTCAATAGTATCATTAATAATGGTGACGCTACTGCTATACAAATTGCTGTAGCTGGATTGAAATCTGAGTATGATAATGCTGAAGGTTATGAAGGTAGAATGCTAACAGGTAAGGCGGCTGCATCTTCAAGAGATGTATTCCGTAGCCAAGCTGAAGTAGTAGCTGCCATGAATGACATTAAGTATGATAGAGATCCTGCATATCGTCAGGATGTATACGATAAACTAGAAAGATCTAACTTACAATTTTAATTATGTCAAAAGCTTATGATCCATCGGCACGAAACGATGCTATGGTGGTAAAATTTAAAGTCAATACATCTGGAGACCGTTGGTTCATACCTTATAATGACAATGGTACCAAGGCAGAACAAGTAGCACAGTGTAGTAAGGTAGTAGGTAATACTGCTGATACTTCCGTAGCTGGAGCTGCATTCTAATGCCTAAAGAAGATTTAAAAATCCCAAAGAAGTATGAGAATAAAAAAGGTTCTTGTCCTCCAGGTTTTAAATGGGATGAACAGAAAGGTAAGTGCGTACAGAAAGGAGTAGGTCCACAATATAAACCTTAACTAAAAATCGGCGGCTCGATTCATCGTACACTGCCATAATATTTAATTCAAACAATGTCAACTACAGTAACATTAACGAAACCATCTAATAACTGGAATAGTTTTTGTGACTGGGTTACAAGTACCGACAACCGACTTTACGTTGGTTGGTTCGGTGTCCTTATGATCCCTGCACTCTTAACCGCAGCAACATGTTTTATAATAGCGTTTGTTGCAGCCCCTCCAGTAGACATAGATGGTATTCGTGAACCCGTAGCTGGGTCTCTACTCTATGGAAACAACATCATCTCGGGAGCCGTTGTCCCGTCAAGCAACGCAATCGGTCTTCACTTCTACCCAATCTGGGAAGCTGCAACCATCGACGAGTGGTTGTATAACGGAGGACCATATCAACTTGTTATATTCCACTTTCTCATCGGTATCGCAGCATACCTGGGACGCCAATGGGAACTTAGTTATAGACTAGGAATGCGACCGTGGATATGTGTAGCATATTCCGCACCAGTAGCAGCATCTTATGCAGTCTTCTTGGTGTATCCATTTGGACAAGGGAGCTTTAGTGATGGTATGCCTCTTGGTATTTCAGGCACTTTCAATTTTATGTTTGTCTTTCAGGCAGAACATAATATTCTTATGCATCCTTTCCACATGCTCGGTGTTGCAGGGGTATTCGGTGGAGCTTTATTCGCTGCTATGCACGGAAGTCTGGTTACTTCCTCACTCATTCAAGAGACTACTGAAACAGAGTCGCAGAACTATGGCTATAAATTTGGCCAAGAGGAGGAGACGTACAACATCGTGGCAGCACATGGTTACTTTGGAAGGTTAATCTTTCAGTATGCTAGCTTTAATAATAGCCGTTCTCTTCATTTTTTCCTTGCTGTTTTCCCAGTCGTTTGCATATGGCTTACCGCTATGGGAGTCAGTACCATGGCTTTCAACCTTAATGGATTCAATTTCAACCAGTCCATTGTGGACTCAAATGGTAGGGTTGTCCCCACCTGGGCAGACGTACTCAACCGTGCTAATCTAGGTATGGAAGTAATGCATGAAAGGAACGCTCATAATTTCCCGCTCGATCTTGCGGCTAAAGAGATCACACCAATAGCTTAACACCACGTCCGTTCATCCTTAACGGGACGCATGAATTCACAGCATGGAACGGGGCTGTGATACTGGAGATCGTAATGACCCTCAAGTATCGTGGTGTAGAGTACACTAAATCTACTAAGTAAAATTAAATGAAAAAAATTGCACTAGCCCTAGCGGCAACTACATTCGCTTCAGCTCCTGCAATGGCTGGCGTCTATATCAACGCTGAGTCAAACGCATCCTATACAGGTAATGACTTTACCTCTAGAAATACTGATCTTCATCTAGGTTATGAAGGTGATGTTGGTTCACTTGGATATTATATTCAAGGTGGTCCTGCATTTGCTTCTCCTGATGGAGCTGACGGTAACACAAACTTCTCTGGCAAAGGCGGAGTATCCGTTGCTGCTTCTGAGAAGTTAGACATCTACGGTGAAGTATCTTTCCTAACAGATGAGACAGCTGACACAGCTTATGGTACAAAGATAGGTGCCAAGTTTAAGTTCTAATGAACCGTGCGCAACCACGCAAAACTAACCCAGTATTGCGGAACAATACAGACGGGTAAATAACTAATACTATTTAATTAAATGGCTTTTAATTCAAACACTGTAGCAGGTACAGTAGTACATGCTCAATCTCAATGGAATACTAAACTTATCGTTCCTAACGATATCAGTATTGCAAGCTCAACAACTTATCAATCAATCCTTAAGTTTGATTTAGGTAAGTATGAACGTGCAATCTTCAGAGTATACCTTGATGTACAGAACCATGCAGATGGTGATCTTAAGTATAAGATTCTAACACCAACTAATACTGTAACCTACAGAGCTAGAAACATGGTGTCTGAGAATCCTATCTCAGGTGCTGTAACTGAAGCTGTTACATTCGATGTTACAACTGCAGGTTCTCCTGAAGTAGTAGCAAATGGTGGAACTGGTCCTCTCTATGCATTCATAGAAGGTACTATTACTGCTGGTGATACAGCTGGTAATGTAGATCTACAGGCTGCACAAAATGCAAGCAATGCTAATGCAACAGTTGTTAAATTCGGTACATACTTAGAGTACCTTAAGTTCTAAGAATGATAGGAGGTTCACCCCTCCTTCATGCGGGTGTCGATGGATGACGGTAGCTTTCCAAGCTAACCTTACAGGGGTTCGATTCCCCTCACCCGCTTTGGCTTTCGGCCCTTACGAGGATACCCTTAAGCTGTCTAGACGGTGGGATAGACCACAACTATATTCGAAAAAAAATTTTCTCAACGTTGAGAGTCTGTAAACTTATACACACTCTTACTATCAATGGCTAACGCCACACAGTCAGTACTCGGTGCACTGAATAAGGCGGTCTCAAACACCGCTGGTTCTCAGGCATATGATACCAAGTACGCAACCTATTTGAAACTGTTCAGTGGAGAATTGTTCAAGGCTTATGAAAGCGCAACGATCGCACGTGACACAGTACAAAGACGTACCCTGAAGAACGGTAAATCATTACAGTTCATCTTTACGGGACGCATGCAGGCGGCTTACCATACTCCTGGTGAACCAATCCTCGGATCAGGCGATCCACCAGTAGCTGAGAAGACCATCCAATGTGATGACCTTCTTATCTCTAGTGCTTTCGTATATGATCTCGATGAAACACTTGCACATTACTCTCTAAGATCAGAGATCTCATCTAAGATCGGTCATGCTTTGGCTGAAGCTTATGATAAGAAAGTCTTCAGAACGATTGCTCTAGCAGCACGTGAAGCTCATCCTATCACAGCATCTCCAGGACCAGAACCAGGTGGTACTCAGATTGAATTGGGTGCAACTAAGGAGTACAATGCACAAGCATTAGTGGATGCCTTCTTCGAAGCCGCAGCGGTTCTCGATGAAAAGAATCTTCCTAAGACAGGACGTACAGCCGTGCTTAACCCACGTCAGTACTACGCTCTAGTATCTCAGGTTTCTTCTAACATCCTCAACAGAGACTATGGTAACAATCAAGGTAACCTAACCTCTGGTGAAGGTCTAGTTGAAATTGCTGGTATTCAGATCAAGCGTTCTAACAACCTACCTTTCCTTGCTGGTACTGTTAATGGACAGTCTGGTGAGAACAATGATTACTCTGGTGATTTCTCCACACACTGTGGTCTAATCTATCAGCGTGATGTAGCTGGTATTGTAGAGGCCATTGGCCCTCAAGTACAAGTTACGGGTGGGGATGTATCAGTTCTTTATCAAGGTGACGTACTTGTAGGTCGTCTTGCAATGGGTGCTGGAACACTTAACCCTGCAGGTGCTATTGAATTAACCTCTGCACGTAGTTAATTATGTCACTTAAACCTGGTACTTCACAAACTATTACTAGAACTACTGGGAGTACTGCTAGCCTCAGTGGTATTGGTACGGTTGATAAATCAATCACCAAAGACCCAGCTACTCCTTTAGAGTATGGAAGGCAGCATTCTAACAGTGCACTTCTAGGAACAGTTTCTTAACAATAAAATATTATGGCAGTTCCAACAGCAGTTGGTGAATACGGAGTCTGCGGTGCTGGCACCGAGTCTCGTATATCTCCATCTGATACAAGTGGATCAGGCACCCCTTCAGCGGTTGCCTCCACAACTAAAAACTTACGTTTAGCATACAACACTGTAGGCGGCTCAGGTGTCCTAGACACTTGCGCTGTTGTAACAGCACAGTATAACTAACTCAATAGGGGAGCTTCGGTTCCCCTTTTTTTATTTATAATTCTTAACTATGACTACCACAACCGTTGATATCGATACCGAACTATCCGCAGTCAATGCGATTCTTGGTAG